TATTATCCCTGTCGTAATCTTTCGATGACAGCACATCAATGTTTTATTCTTGATCCAGAAGATTATGTAAAGGCTACTAATGTAGGAGAAGTCACTGCTGTTGTTCATAGTCATCCGACAACACCTCCAGAAGCTAGTCAGGCAGATAAAGTTGCGTGCGAACAAAGTGGACTTCCGTGGTATATTGTTAATCCTAAAACAAAAAAATGGGGATATTATGAACCGCAGGGATATGAAGCACCTTTACTTGGTCGGCAATGGGTATGGGGTATTACAGATTGTTGGAGTCTAGTAAGAGATTATTACAAACAGGAAAGAGGTATAACTCTAAAAGATTATGAAAGAACTATTACTCCAGAAGAGTTTATGAAAGATCCTTTATTTGAAAGTTATGCTTGGAGGACAGGATTTAGAGAACTTAGACCAGATGAGAAATTACAAACTGGAGATGTTTTACTAATGAGCATTTTAGATTCAACTTTAAATCATGTAGCTATTTTTCTTGGAGATGAGGTATTACATCATTTAACGGATAGACTATCTTGTAGAGAGCCATATTCTCCGTGGTTGTTAAAATGTACAGGAAAGAGGTATCGTTATGCTTCGTAAAATAAAATTATATGGAGAACTTGCAAAGTTTGTAGGACATAAAGAATTTGAAGTAAAAGCAGACACTCTACGTCATGCTGTCAGTTTTTTAATAAATAATTTTGAAGGAATAGAAAAATATATGAATCCTAGACATTATCAAGTAAAAATTGGTAATTATGCAGTAGATGAATCAGAACTTTCTTATCCTATTGGACAGGAAGATATACACTTTATTCCTGTTATAGCTGGTGCTGGTAGGGGTGTTGGAAAAATATTATTAGGTGCAGCATTGATTGGTTTAGCATTTTTTGTTCCACAAGGTTTACAATTATCACAAGGTATCAGTACAGGTTTTGGTTTTGCAAATGCAGGTTTTCTGGCAAAAAGTTTAGTCTATGTAGGTGCTTCTCTAGCTTTACAAGGTGTATCTGAATTATTATTTCCTTTACCTAAACCTCCTAAATTTGAATC